ACTGTCTGATGAGCGTGTGCGTATTGCAGGCATAGACACACCAGAATCAAGAACAAGAGACAAAGAAGAAAAAAAGTTTGGACTTGCTGCCAAAGCAAGAGTAAAACAACTACTAGGTAAAACCTGCGTTCTCAAAACACAAATCAACAAAAACGGCGAAGATATGAAAGGCAAGTTTGGACGTATCTTAGGCGACTTCAATATATACGACAGTGCTACAGACTCATGGCGTATGATTACTGAAGTTTTGATAAGCGAAGGACACGCAGTACCTTATCATGGACAGAACAAAGAAGACGTACAAAAAGCACACCTTGCAAACAGAGTAAAACTGTTAGAAGACGGTGTCGTTACGTGATTAGCTTTGACATAGAAAATATTACCAAAGGTGTTGGTATCGTAACAGCAACACTAGCAATGCTTGGTGGCGGTTATACTGTATGGGACAAGTTTGAAAGCAAAGATATTCTTACTTGGGCGCCTGAACACTTTGTTATTGCACCATATGAGGATGCTTATAAAGTAACTGTGGCAAGAGAGAAACACAGAGACGATTGTACAGTCACAGACTTTACACTAACTGTTAGAGACAGTGAAAACATCATTCATCAAGCATCAAGCAGTATTGGTAAGTTTATGGGTCCAGCAAGCGACCGTGTTGATACATTTGCTTTCAAGATGCAAATAGAATCAGATCAAAAAGTAGCACCAGGTACAGCAACATTAATTGCCTATATTGACTATGCTTGCCCAGAAGGCAATGTTGCAGTAACATATCCAGATCACAAAAACTTGAAGTTTGAAATCAAATGATCACTGGTATTCACTTTGGCGGACTAGGAAAACCTCAGCCAAAGCCAAAGCCTAAAATTGCTACTCTCCCAGAAGAATATAAACGACCAACGCCAAACCAAACAATTAAGAACCACAGCCCAAAGCCTCAATAAGTACTTGCATGGATAAAGAAAAAAAATACTGTGCTGCTCCTTGGCGTAGTCTGCATCTAAATTTTGAAGGACAAATTAAAACCTGTTGTGCTGGCAATCCTAATATGTTGGGTAATCATGACACAGGACCAATTGACGACATTTTACAAAGCGAAACACTCAAAGAAATCAAAGAATCGCTTCGCAATGGTGTCTTGCATGAAAAATACTGTGAGAATTGTATACGTCGAGAAAATATCACTGGTGAGAGTGAACGACAATGGCACAACAATGTAAGTGCAGATTTTGATGTTGCAACTGCAGAGATTGATGGTCATCAACCAGCCTTGATAGATGTACGATGGAACAATACCTGTAATTTAGCCTGCACCTATTGCAGTTCATATTTTAGCACTAAATGGGCAAGCATAGTTGGTAAAAGTTTTAATCAAACCATAAACACTCAATATCAACAAGTTATTGACTACATAGAAAAAAATCAAAATACTGTTAAAGAAGTCGCAATGGTAGGTGGCGAGCCGTTATTGATGAAGGAAAATGATAGACTTTTAGATATTCTTCCTGACGACGTGTTAATTACTGTAATTACCAACATGACTGCAGACTTTGAACAATTTCCAGTTCCTCAAAAACTACTTAAAAGAAGTAGAGTTGGATGGAGCATGAGTTTTGATAATATTGGAGAACGGTTTGAATACGTCAGATGGGGAAGTTCGTGGGCTAGATTGGACAAGAATGTCTCAACAGTCTCAAATAAAATTGCAACTGCATCTCATCATGGTGGGATACATGCAGTATACAATATTTACAATTGTACAAAGATTTGCGAGCTTAAAGACTATGCACTAAAACACGGATTGTCAATTACATGGCAGGTTGTGTATGGTGATCAGCTTGATCCAAGTCAGCATAACCAAGAAATAAGACAACTAGCAATTGACGAAATAAACCAATACAAAGACAAATACAAGCATTCATATATGTCATCAGACAAAAGAGAACTTAACTTTTTAACTTCAATCGAAGAACAACTGATCAAAGGTAATACTGGTGAAGCAACTACACATGATATTAAAAAACCTATGTCACCTGATAATATTACACGAAGCAAAGAGTTTATAGAATTTACACAAAAAATAGAAAATGAATGGCATCCTGATCAAAAAGGACAGTTTGAAAAATTGTGGCCAGAGATTGCTCGAGCACTATAAGTAATAGTATGGTAGCAAGACAAGAAGATGGAGTCCTAGTTAAAACTCCATACAAAAAACAAGAATTTACAGAAAAGCAACTCGATGACTTTATGCGTTGTGCTGATCCTGATACTGGTCCACAGTATTTTATGCGTAATTTCTTCTTTATACAACATCCTGTACAAGGAAAGTTGCAATACAATCCCTGGGACTTTCAAGAAAAACTTATAGATACGTATCATAACTATAGATTTAGCATATCAATGATGCCAAGGCAAACCGGCAAGTCAACCAGTGCTGCTGGATATCTATTATGGTATGCAATGTTTAAACCAGATAGCACAATATTAGTTGCGGCTCACAAATATGCAGGTGCTCAAGAGATTATGCAACGTGTGAGATACAGTTACGAAGCATGTCCAGATCATATACGTGCAGGTGTTACCAGTTACAACAAAGGTTCGATAGAATTTGACAACGGTTCAAGAATAGTAGCACAAACCACAACTGAAAACACAGGACGTGGTATGAGTATAACCTTGTTGTATTGTGATGAGTTTGCATTTGTGAGACCAACCATAGCAAGAGAATTTTGGACCTCAATTTCACCTACACTATCCACAGGTGGTGGTGCAATTATTACAAGTACTCCAAACAGTGATGAGGATCAGTTTGCGTTTATATGGAAGGGTGCAAACAAAACTGAAGATGAGTTTGGTAATCAAAAAGAACTTGGCATAAATGGATTCAAAGCATTTAGGGCCTACTGGAGAGAACATCCTGATAGAGACGATGAATGGGCAGAAGAGCAACGTAACATACTAGGCATCGAACGTTTCCGACGTGAAATGGACTGTGAGTTTATTATATCAGATGAAACACTGATTTCTCCAACCACACTTATTGATCTTGAAGGAGTTGCAGAACCATTATACAAAACAGGTCAGGTACGCTGGTATAAACGTCCACAAAAAGGTAGAATCTATGTTGTTGCACTTGATCCAAGTTTAGGAACTGGAGGAGATCCAAGTGCAATACAGGTTTTTGAAGCAAACACTACAGTGCAAGTAGCGGAATGGCGCCACAATAGAACTCCTATTACAGATCAAATACGTATTTTAGTTGAGATTGTAAAACACATCAATGATGTGGTACAAGATCCGCAGAGTGTTTACTACAGTGTGGAAAATAACAGCATAGGCGAAGCGGCCTTGTTGTGTATAGAACAGTATGGTGAACAAAACATTGAAGGATATTTTCTAAGCGATAACACTGTGGTAAGTGCTAGTGGTAGAAGATATCGCAAAGGATTCAATACAACCAATCGTAGTAAAATTGCTGCCTGTGCAAAACTCAAAACAGTTATAGAATCAAAGAAAATGACTATTAGTTCACCAAGTTTAATCGGAGAACTCAAAAACTTTGTAGCTCACGGAACCAGCTATGCAGGCAAGCCAGGAGAGACTGACGACTTGGTGATGGCGTGTTTGCTCGCAGTCCGTATGCTCCAAGTGCTTACAAGTTATCACAAAGAACTAGATACACATATGACAGATTTCAGCGAGGAGACTTTAGAACCTATGCCATTTGTGGCAATGTTTTAATAAATACGTACATGGCACAAGAAAACACAGCATCACAACAAATTTATGATTTGTTAGTAACAAAAGATTTTGATCCTAAGAGCTTGGACTCAATGGGCAAGCCTACTGTGAATCCTAGCGAAGCAGACCTTTTCTCTTTTGTTTTTTCTGCAAACGGTAACGAATATGGCACAGTAGTTGTGTTGGTTAACGGAGACAATGACCTAGAAGTATACTATGGTGATAACTTGGGCAAAGGCATGGATCCAGGTGATAAAGGCGATTGGTACGACTTCCTTGCTATGCTTAGACAAACTGCAAAACGCAACCTACTTACATTTAGTTTGAACAACATGAACAAACTGAAGTACCAAATGGCTAGCATGGCAGACATAAGCGAAAGTCTAATAATGGAAGCATGGAAAGCTCAAGGCAAAAGCAAGAGCTATAGCAACCAGCCAGGCAAGGCAAAAGTAGTAATACAACATTCACGAGCTATTGGCGAAGGCGAGCAACGCTTTAGAAATATTGCGGCACTGTTTGTTGAAAATGCACAAGGTGAAAGATTCCGTATGCCTTTTGAAAGTATTGCTGGTGCTAAAGCAATGGCACGTCATGTAAGTGAAGGCGGTACTCCATATGATGCATTTGGTCAACACATAAGCGAAACCATAAACGAAATAAAAACACTTGGCAAGTTTGTAAGAGCAAGTCGCGGTAATGCATTCGCACAAAACGAACAAGCACTAGGAATAGTAGAAGATGCAGTAAAGCACTATGCAGATCTGAAACGCAAAGCCAAGAAGATGATCAGCAAGCGTGGATACAAAGAAATATTTTCTGCTTATGACCCAGCAGAAACAACAGAATTAGATGAAACAATTGAAAGTGTTAGAGAAGTATTTGTTAACAGTTCAATTGACAACAGAATAGAAGAAGCATTGCCTATATTGGCTAAAATAAAGGAAAACACAATGAGAGAAGCAGACGTTTTTGAAGACTGGACCAACCAAGTTATGGAAGGAACATGGGCGTTACCTGGAACTGAAGAAGATATGGCAAAGTTACGTGAACTTATGTCAAAGCCATTGCCTTGTGGACCAGATGGCGAGTATGCTTCAGAACAACTTTATAGTTTAATCGGCGATGACGAACTTTTTGATAACATTGGTGAACTAGCTGATAAAGACCCAGATGCAGATTGCAGAGAACTAGTGAAGGCAAGAGCACAAGAACTTGGTGTTGAAATTGATGTTGAAGAAAGCATTGAAGAATCACCTACACAAGAAGAGCCGGCCAGTGAATATGAACAAGGCCAAGCCAATGCAGCCGCAGGAAAAGAACGCAGTTTAGAAATGGGATTAGGCGGACAAGACGTTGTAAAAACTGCTGGCGGTTCAGACATTGAAGAAGCAGAAGAAGAATTAAGTATGTGTTGTGATGCCCCAATACACGATGGGGATGGTGACGCTCATGGCAGATGTACCAGTTGTGGTGAAGTTGTACGTGTTGAAGAAGGCATGGACAGTTTTGTAAATCCAAACGACCAAGATGCTACACGTAGTAAGACCAATGTACCAACGGACGATTTAGATTCAGAAGACATGACAGAGATAGAAGATATCGACACTGGCAAACAAGCACTTAAAGCAGAACGTGATCCAATGCTAGAAAGAATTCTTTACCTCGCAAAAGGTTAACAAACTTAACCAAAATCTTTGACTATTCCTGTGCATGTGCTATTATTAGTCATGTTTAACTTTTTCACAGATAAAAACTCACCATTAGGTATTACTGTGCTAAATAAAAGTGCAAGTAATGTAGTTGCATTATTTGTTGACAAACATAAACAGGCAAATGATAGAGTAGTAGTTGCTACTCGTAGGCAATAGGAGAAGAAAATGGCTTCATTAGCAGAAATAAGAGCTCGCCTTGCAGCGGCAGATAACAAGCAAGGTAATCAAACAAGCGGCGGCGATAACGCAATTTACCCACATTGGAATATGAACGAAGGCGATAGTGCAGTACTACGTTTCCTTCCTGATGCAGATAATTCCAACACGTTCTTTTGGATTGAACGTGCAATGATCAAACTACCATTCAATGGCATTAAAGGACAGATGGACAGCAAGAGTGTTCAAGTACAGGTTCCTTGTGTTGAGATGTGGGGTGATACTTGTCCAATCCTTACAGAAGTACGTCCATGGTTCAAAGATAAATCACTAGAAGACATGGGTCGTAAGTACTGGAAGAAACGCAGTTACATTATGCAAGGATTTGTACGAGAAAATCCTATAGCAGATGATAAGTCAGATAAGTCTATTAGACGTTTCATAATTGGGCCACAGATATTCCAGATTATTAAGAGTGCATTGATGGATCCTGAATTAGAGGAACTGCCAACAGATTATGCTAGAGGCTTGGACTTTAGAATTAGTAAAACTTCCAAAGGTGGTTATGCTGACTATAGCACAAGTAAATGGGCAAGGAAAGAAACTGCACTTACAGAAGCAGAAGCCAAGGACATTGACGAACATGGTTTATACAATTTAGGTGACTTCCTACCTAAACGTCCAGGTGAAGAAGAACTAAAAGTGATGAAAGAAATGTTTGAAGCATCAGTAGATGGCCAGGCATATGATATTGATCGTTGGGGATCATACTTTCGTCCAGCAGGTATGCAAAAGCCTGAAGGAACAGCACCAGCTCCAGTAATGGCGGCGGCTGCATCAGCAACAGCAACACCTGTAGAGGTTAGTGCACCAGCACCAACTCCGGTAGCAGAAACGGCTCCTGCACCGGTTGCTACACCTGAAGAGATGGGTGCAACTCCAACTGCACCAGTCCAGACACCAGCTTCCCCTG